CCCGTCGTCAGCGTAAACCAGACAGGCTGGCCCAGCGCAGACGATGCCGCCGCGTCATAAACGATAGTTCGATCTGGGAGGTGAATCCAAAGGTGTTGGTGGCCTTCGTCAACCTTAGTTTCCATCTTCACGGTCGATAATTGGGCTTCGGTGTAGCTTTTTAGCAACACTTCAATCTCGCGTGTTGCGATCTTAACCGTGCCTGAGTTCGCGCCCAAAAACACCGAAATAGTTTCGTTGCGGCCTGATCCAAGAAATGCCACTGCGTCGAGGTAAACTGTACAGGCAAACGTGCCAACGCAGCCCTTCATGATCTGAGCGCCCTCGACCCGTGCAAACGGGAAAAAATCGCCGCCCACGTTGTCGAACACCTCAATGGTGTTTCGGTTTAGCGCGTAGACTTCGTTGCGTACTTTTAATAGTGCCACCACCGGATCAGGATCAGCTTCGGATGATCCGTATTTCAGCGGGTTAACTTGCGTCGGATCGTTTAGCTCGGTGACGATCAGCGACTCGCCGTCTGTGGTCATAAAATAACCATCGACCCAGACGAAATCTATAACTGTTCCCAAATCGGGATCAGTCACAAGCGTGAGCGTGGTTTCGTCCCAATAGTACAGCGACCCGCTAGAGGCCACCGCAAGCCGGTCGAACGAATAGTCGAACGTAACCAGCCCAGACCCGCCAACGTCGCCCAGCGTCGAAACTGAGCCGTCTGAGGATATCTTAACTAGCGATGTTCCCATAACGCGGTAACACTCACCGCGCCAGTTGATCCCGCCCCGGTCAATACCTGGCCCAGATCCAAACGTGACTAAACCGTCAGCCGGTCGCAGATATCCCGCCGAAATACCCGATACCGTAGGAACCGGGATGAGGTTGACGGGATATGATGTGCGAATGTCCGGGCCGTTGTCGGTGTAAATCCCGTTTAGGATCGGAATTTGCGTCACGGTTAGATACCGCCTTCGCCCGTTTGGATGTAAAGCGTTGTGCCGGTCGCTGAGATATGGGCTAGCGTGTCATCACCGTCGCCCTTGGTAACAACGATTTCGCTACCAGCTCGGACCGGCATATCAGCCGTGGTTGCCGTTTGAGCGCCAGCGCCGATCCGCACAAAACAGACGTTTGCGCCGTTGTTCACTAGACGAACCGACTTAGCCTGTGAATCCAGGCTGACAGACGCGGACGATGCGGCAGGGGTTGCCGTAAGATTTTGGCCCCGGCGAGGCTGGAAGGGTGCGAGAATAGCCATCGTGTTTCCTAAGCTACCCGATACCAAGCCAACGTGTCGGCACGATATCGCATGGTGAAGAATGAATTAGCGGTTAGAGCAGTCGGTGCGCCGATTACCGTGGCCCCGTTTCCAGCGACAGTCAGAGCCGTCACGGCTTGCGAGCAATTGACCTGGACGATCTGCCCGCCCTCGACGTCGTTGACAAATGGTAACGTGATCGTTCCGGTGGCGTAAACCGCGACAGGGGTAATGATCAGCCAGGTTCCCGCGACCGTGACGCTGATATTAAACGCCGTCGCAGCCGGTGACGCGGTTTGCGTAATCAGGCCATCGTTAACCGATACTGCGCCCGTGAGATAGGTTTTCAGCGTGTTAGCCGAAGCCTTGCGAGCGTCACCGTCAGTGCTCGACCAGATCGGAATCAGATCCGATGCGGTGACTGTATCGACAGCGGTGAGTTGGTTGATCGTAGGCATGGAGTGACCTTACGGTAAAATGGGGTTTTCGTCTAGCGGTTCGGGTTCCGGTTCGGGTTCTGGGACCGGTGCGGGTTCAGGTACAACGAATTCGTCCAGCGTCGTGTCGTAAATCATCCCAATCCCAGCATACCGGCCTCGGAAATTGCCGTTGTAGCTTGTCTGCGCCCACCGCGCAGGCTCAAGCCCGCGCAGGGTGTCGAAGTCTTCAAGCCATTTGATTCCAAGTTGCTCATTCTCTGGCGTTTCTAGGATGCCGTTATCGACCACGATAACCTCTGTGACAATGCCGTCAGCGTCTAAACGTGCAAAGTGTGCCATGATTACGCCCTCAATGGCGTGTATGTTGCTGGGGCGGAATAAATGTTGTTTGATATAGTTATTGATAATGCTGTAGATGGTAACGTACACGCAGCAACGTAAGAAGTATTTGTAAACCCACTGCAAAGATAAGAGTATAGTAAAACGCCGTTTTTATAATAATAAACGTAAGATCCATTTGCCATTGGTGCGGTGTAAGCAATACCAATAACGTCACCAGTCGTTGACGTTGCAACCGCCCCCCCGTCGTTAAATAATCCGTTATTTGGATTGTAAGAAATTCCATTTGAAGCAGTAGAAATATTATTTAGTGTATTACAAATAAACGTGTCTGGAATTAAACCAACATATTGATTGACCCCACCAGACAAAGTAAATTCTACGTACCAATTTCCAGTATTTTTTGGATAAAGACTTTTGGCAGAGGCAAGCAAACCAGTTGCATTATTAAAGGTCGTATCACTATTAGAAAACGTCGTTCCAGATGTGGCGTTAGTCGTATTAAACGTAAGCTTAATTACGCCACCCCGCGCCCCCTTCTTATTCCCGCTCATATCCTGCGCGACCATGCCGATAGGCCCGTAGGGGGCCTGACGGGACATCATTTTCTGGCCTAGCATGGTGGGGGCGTTTTGCATTAGTAGGCGTAGCCTTCAGCGCGGAACACGATTCCGGTGTTTGTGACGCCGATGGCGACCCAGAGGCTTTCGGAGGACGACAAGATCAAGGGCAAGGCGTCGGTATAGCCGAAGTCGATCACGGTCTGGGCGGTCGTGGCTGCGACGGTGTAAGCCGCCATTAGCTTAGATCCGATGAATTTCTTAGTCGTGCCGCCATCAGACGAAACGTATAACTGCAATTCGGTTGCCGTCACCGTAGCCCGCGCCAATGCAGTGATCTTCTGCATTCGTGCGCCGTTGGTCTGAGCAGCAAGAAGCTGCACCGAGTTGGTTGGGGTATCGGTATAGGTCGTGTTCGCAGTCGTCGCAACGGCGGTCGCCGCGATAGGCGTCTGAGGTGTGACGATTGAGTTTGGCGTGACGGCCATGATTTAGCTCCTAGAGTGCCGCCGCGATGGCGAAGGTTAACGCAACGGTTGCCAGAGGCACCGTTAGACCAGTGAGTGCAGTGATATCAGAGTTAGAGCCGGACGCAGCCGCTGCGATGGCTGTTCGCCCCGCCGCAGCCGTAGCAGCGATAAACAGCGCCTTGCCCGTTGTGGTGGCTCCTATCGCCGTCTGGGCCGCGTCAGACGTTGCGGCAATGAACACAGCCTTACCAACGGTGGTGCCGCCTAGCGCGTCCTGTGCCGCCGTAGTGGACGCTGCGATAAATACCGCCTTACCAACCGTGGTGGCTCCCAGCGCCGTCTGAGCAGCATCTGCGGACGCCGCTGTAAACACAGCTTTACCAACCGTCGTTCCGCCGAAATTCGTCAGCGCGTTGTTAGCCGTGCTCGCGCCAGATCCGCCGTTAGCCAGCCCGAGAACGCCGGTGACGCCCGTCGTTAGCGGCAGACCGAAACAGTTAATCAGATTCCCCGCCGATGGAGTTCCAATATCCGGCGTGATCAAAACAGCGTTCGTAAACGTCGCGTCGGTAAAATCCGCGTCGGTCAGGATATACGTTTTAAAAACCGACAGCGAAGCCTTGCGAGCGTCGCCGTTATCGGTCGAGTAAACCGGCACCTGATCTGTGTCAGTGACCGACGAAACCGCCGTGAGTTGTGAGATTGTCGGCATTTACGATCCTACTCGAAAACAATCTCGCCATCTTCGCCAGCCAGTAGAGGCTCGCTTGGGCGTGGGAAAAAGGGTTGGTTAAGATTCCAGTGCCTTTGACCAGCACCAACCGGCAGCGTTTGTGGGAATTGCATTTCGGCTGGCAATGCGGCGCGTGAGAGCAGGGTGTTGTAAGCCAGTCGAGCCATAGCCGATGTAGGTAATGCAATCGCCTTACCATAACTAGGCGACAATCGAAGCGCCAGGTTAAGAATAATTGCTTCGTTAGCGGAATCAGGAACCGCCGTAACCGTGTCAAGATCCGTGTTGTCTGGATTGGACGTCAACGGATAACCTAGACGAATCCCAGCAGCGTTCCAAGCGGCCATCATCGCGTCCATACGGCGCACTGCGCTTTGCAGCTGCTCCGGTGACAGGTCAAAGACATAATCGGCTAAACCGATTTCCTCTAAGGCCGCTTCGACGAATTGCCGCTTGGTATAGCTCATTTGTTGGCCTTAGCCTTGGCCTTTTTGGCGACACTGAGCGCAATGGCTACAGCTTGCTTTTGAGGCTTATCATGTGACATTTCACGCTTGATATTCGCGCTGATCGTCTTGGCAGAATAACCCTTTTTCATGGGCATGTCTAACACCTCAAACAAGTTAAGCAGGCCAACATTTCTGCTGGCCTGCTCTGTTGATTAACTGATGCGATAAGCAACAAAGGTATCAGCGGCAGTTTTCCGAACGCGGAAACGTGCAGAAGCACCAGACGTTGCAGCAGTTGCAGCAGAACCCACAATGGTGACGCCTGTGTTGACCGTGATGGTCAAGGCAAACGCAGCCAGAGTGATAACGCTAAAGTCAAACGAATCACCAATCGCCCACTCGCTTGCCAAGTCAAGGTTTACACCTGTTGGCAGCTGAATGCTGCGGGATGCGGTTGGGGTTGCCGTAACGATGCCAGTCAGCACATTGGCTGCCGTGGCAATCATTGAGCCGCCGTCTGTAATGTCAGCAGGCGCACCTTGAGGCTGCCAGTTGCCATTGTTGCTAATGTCAGGAGCAACACCGACGGCGTAATAAGCGCCCGATGCACCAGCTTCGATAGTCACATTGGCGCCATTGGCGAACGCGCTTGATACGTAGGTGGTGTTATTAACCGTGGTCAACAAATTCCGAGCAGCAGGATAGTTTGGGAAACCAATTTCTTGAAACACAGAAGCTGGCGAGACGGATTGAACAGCGATTTTCTCGCCTGCCGGGACGGCGACGGTCGCGGTACCTTGAGTAAAAATTACGTTATAGCTCATGATTTTATTCTCCGTGAGAAACAAAAAATCGGGGAGAGCCGAAGCCCTCCCCTGTTATTTTAGGTCTGCGAGAACAAGATGATACCCGACATTTCGGGCTGCTTGTTCACAACACCGAACAAGGTATCAAGGCGATACTTGGTTTTCATGGTGTTGATATCATACTGCTTCTGCATGACTAGTTCGATGCCCTGATCAGTCGAAGCCCGCATGACAGCCGCGCCCGCGTCGGAAGGCACTGCGTAACGGCCTGGGAGGATTTCCAAGCTGTCCTTCTGCCAGAAGGGGTTGGCGTAGCCAGCAACGGTGTTCAAGAACACGATGGCAGACGTAGCCGACTTCGTACCGATGGTGCAGTTCTGGTACTCAGCCGAAGCGTCGTTCGCAACCTGATTGGAGATAATAGGTGGCGAGATAACCATCGTGGTGCCGGACGCAACCGAGATAACACGGAAGGTCTTGAGCTGGCCGGTGCTGGCCTTCGTGATCGCATGAACGTTGTTCAAGGTTGCGATGGTGAAGCAGTCGCCAGCCACAACGTTGGTGGTCGAGGAAACGGTGACGGTCTGGTAACGGTTGTCAACGTTCGCCACTTCGCCCGTCGAAGCGGTAGAGGTCGCCTTGGGGATGTAATAATTAACGGCAGCGTCGCGGGTATCAATTGTGATCGCACTACCAGCGGCAGCGGCGATACGGTTAGCATAGTCGAGCTTGAACGTATCGAACGATGCAACAGGACCAACATAGGCCCGCTCATAAGCAGCGTTGGACTTCGGATTGCCAAACGAACGTGTGGCAACCTGAAGGTTCGAAGCCATGCCGTTATAGTCGCGAGTAGACAGCGCGAGATAACGATCATAACCGGGGACGCCGCCTTCGTTCATGATGGCTTCGCACTGTGCGACGTCATCAAAGCCAGAGGCTGCGGCGGTGCGCTTAACAACCAGAGTGCCTTGCAGCGAAGCGACGTTCATGATCGCGACGTTGATATCAGACGCCAGCTTTTGCTTGGCAGCATCGCCCAGGCGCTTCTCTTGCAAGGCGTCACGCAGTTCGGTCGCGGTCAGGATGAACGGAACCGACTTGTTGAAGCCCAGCGTCGAAGGAACGGCAAGCTGCGTGAAGTCCTTAAAGTTCGACGTCATATCGGTGCCAGTGAAAGACTGGGCGATATAAGGCTGTGGACGCCAGATGATGTTGCCGGTCCGCTCCATCATTGTGGAATCGGTGTTATAGGTCGCAACGTTGCGGCTTAGAACCAGAGCGTCATTGAAGCCTTCGAGGATTTCCTCAAAAGCGACCCGCTCTTCCTTACTAAATGCGTTCGTCATTTCTCAAGTTCCTATTTTGCTGCCTCGCGCATTTGTCGCTTGAATGCCATCACCTTTGAAAGGTCTCCGGTCTTTTCAGCCTCTGCGCGCAGGCGTTCCAATTGATTACCCACCGAACCCGAGACAGCTCCTGTGCCGCGCACAGTGCCTTCAGGTGGTGGCGGTGATTTGCGGTTACTGACTTTCAATTGCGTCTCCAGTTTCGAAACCGCGAAAGCAAATTTTACAGGGTCTGTAATTGAGCCGAGTTCCTCAGCCTTCTTTGGGTTTTTGCCCAGCGCGTAAATCACAAGCGCGGGATTTTCCGCACCCTGCAAAATGATACCTTGCTGCGTTACGTTAAGTTTTTCCTTGGACACATCCTCTGCGTCCTCGAAATCCTTGACCTTTAATTCGGCCTTGGCCTTACCGTATCCGTCTAGCTTGGCTTGCCATGCCCGTTGCTGATCAATCTTCTCAGCTTCGGCCTTGGCGTTTATCTCGTCGACCTGGCGCTTGCGCTCGTACCAACCAGATAGCTTTTGCTCGAAATCATCAGCGTCGTAATCGGAATCTTCAAGCGTTGGCTTGCGGCCTAGATCGACGGTCTTAACCGGCTCGACGGTGGCCTTTAGCTTGTCTTCAAGTTCCCGATTCTTCTTCTGAAGGTCTCGGTGATTCTTACGCAGTTCGCGGACCCATTCCGGCGCTGCGGTGTTCTCGTCGGCGGGGGGCGGTTCCTCGCCAATGGTAACTACGATTTCGTCGGATTCGTCGTCCGTCTCAAGTTCCGGTTCGCTGGAATTGGTCTCAGCTTCCGGTTCGTTTGATTCGGTTTCGACTTCGATGATCTCTTCGTTAGCCTCTGCCACTTCGCTCATTTTATACCCACTCATCCGATAAGGCTGGATGGAAGCCATGACGCACAATACGTCAATCTCTGCGTTACGTCAAAATACCGATAGCCGCTAAGAGTTCGGCTGCGTCCTGTTGCGATTTCACGATCAGCAAATCAAGCGCGTCCTGCTCGTCTTGCAGATACTGGCGCATGATAGCCGCCGCCTCTTGGATATCCTCATTCAGGTTCTGACGTGTCGTAATCTCTCGGTCAAGCCTGCCCAGTTCGCGTTCAAGCGTACCAATCGCGATTAGGTCTTGGCTGTAGTCATGGATTTTCTTGGCGGCGCGTTTAATTGTTGGCTGATCGGATTCAGCCAGGACGGCACGTGCGGTTTCAATCTCTGCCGGTAGGGCGAACCTAGCTTCCAGCCTGGCGCGTTCATTAGCCCATCCCTTGTTACCGCCGGGACCACCGCCGCCAACGTCAGCCGGTTCAGCCCGCAGCCCGAACGATGCGCCCCAGGCACCGCCGAACGATTTGCCCCAAGCTAGACTGGCCCCCACGGATTGGCCTCCGTGCCGTCTCCGTCCACGTCCAGACCGTTAATCCTCGCGATGTTTACATCAGGCGGTGTGGCGTTCATGGCGTCTATGATGGCCTGCGCTAGCGTAGCGTAATCAATGTTACCAGACGCCGCTGCGTTTAGCTTTTGGCCCATCGTGCCGTTAGCGTTGAATTGTGCCGCCAATGTGCTCCAGACCGCAGCGGCTAGGCTTTGTGGCGATAGGTCCGATTGGCCCGTAATGTTTGCGCCCATATCGCCTATGGCATAGGGGGTTAGTGATAGTGAGCCTACGCCATTGACATTAGCCAGCAGCGCACCTTTGCCGATAATTGCGGCTGATGCATCGCCTGCCCCCGCAATCGCTGCCGCCAAACTACCCTGAGCATTTGGCACGGCTGTAACCAAGCCTGAGCCAATTAGGTCGGCCAAAATGCGAGCCAAAAGCGTTAGGTTGGCATTGGAAATTGTACCCGCGCCCGACAGTGACGCGACCAAGTTTGCCGCGCCAACCAAGGTGAGGGTTGCCGATCCAGAGCCACTCAAGTCTGCCGTAATTGGCCCTGCCGCCAAGATTGAGGCGGACAGCGATCCAGCGCCACTGAGCGAAGAAAGCAAAGCCCCAAGCGCAACGATTGTTCCACTTAGGCTGCCTGCGCCTGTTAGGGTTGCGTTTAATGCCGCAAGGCCAGCAATGGTTGCCGATAAACTACCCGCGCCGGATATGGAAGCGACGGCGTTTTTTCCGCCTGCCAAATTTCCGATAGATGCGCCAGAGCCAAAAATCTGGTTACTCGACCCGATAGACCCGGCTATTTGCGCGATGATCCACGACAGCGTTGGGTAAGACCCCGTAGGCACGGAATACAGAGGCAGCGCCGTTGTGGTCTGGTCAGTGTACATCCGGTTGCGATAGCGACCAGACTGGTTGAAGTTGCTTCTAACTTGGGCATCACCCGTCGTCCCGCCAAAATATTTGACGGGGATTTTATTGACGAGCGAATAGTTACCCA